AAACACTTGACTTTTGCTCTGTAAATAGGCATAGGTTACTCCTTATTAAGCTACGGTAAATCCAGAAGCATAGTACTTCTGTCCGTCACCGATTGTTTCTACTATATCAGCAGTAACTTTACCTGCGTTCATAGTACCAGTAACAACATATCTTGCACCAAGATATCTTTTACCTTTACCAGCAATGTCTGGATTAATGCGTACTACAATGTTCTTACCTAATGTAAGACCCGATGTAGCAATAGTTGCACTACTTCCAATCACATCGTGACTAGATAAGTTAGCGTTAGCACTAGTAACTACTTCAAAAGTAATGTTTGTACCGTTTGCAAATGCTTCTGTTAAAGCAAAGTTCATGTACAAAGCAGTACCTTCACCTACATCTCTAGCAACACTTAAATCAACAGTGTTTGTTGAATATGCAGTAGAAGTAACTGCTTGGTCTTCGCTCACTCTGAGCAGTTTGTCTGTAATCATTTCAGATCTCCTTTAGTAATAAAAAAAATTAACTTACCGCAGATTCGGTATTTAGAAGTGCGTCAACTCTTCTTAGAGGAACACCCAAGAATGATAAGTAGCTTTGTGCTGTACCAAACTGTGATAGACCTTCTTGGATAGCTAATACAGATTGAGACTTGTCAAGTGCTGCAATAGATAATCCTGAGTGAACAGTTCTGTTCATATAGAACGCTGCTCTTCCCATAGCCATATTTGGAATTCTGTACAATGCTCTAGCCATAAGCTTAATAAGAGCAGTAGATGCAGTAGAAGCCTGTGTGTTAGCACCTGCTAATAGGTCAGAAATGTCAATGTTACAAATACGAACAACGTATCTCCAATCTTTAACAACTAGACCATTCTTCCACTGGTAACGAGTAGCAAAAGCTTGTAGTCTTGTGCCATCGCTGTTATACACAGTTTGCTCACCTAGATCTTCGTGTGTTAAACCTGCCTTAGATCCTTTAGGGAAAGGACAATATACAGTGTTATCACCCCAAACAACTAGATATACAGATGCGTTGTCAGAGCCTGATCCACCTGCGCTAAGTACGTTTACAGAGTTGTCTGCTGATAAGCTGCCATATCTTGGTGCTAAACCTAGAAACTTCTTAGGATCTGTTCCGGGATTACCGTAAAACATTGTCTCAGCTTGAGTCTGGTTCATTGCTTCCAAAAACGCAGTATCTTCAGATAGACGGAATTGTGCAGTGTTACCATTTAACATTGCTAAGTCTTTGTCTACTTCAGAACGTGCTTCTAGAATTCCGCAAGCTTCATCAACTTGTGCTGTTGTTGACTTACTGTTTGGAATACCTTGGTTTAATGCTCTCCAATAAACTGAAGGTAAACCTGTTCTGATAACTACACGTTCTCCAGTTGGTAAGTTACCTTCCTTAAAAACGCAATCATCTAAAATTTCGTTGCTCTGTGATAACAGTTCTGCAACGATTGGAACTCTACCGTCTGGGTCAGATCTTTTTGCCCAATCCGCTAGGGTTAAATTTGAATTTGAGAGAGTAGCCATTAATTAACTCCTTACTTAGTTTGCTGATTAGAATATAGTGCGTTTGCTATGCCGTTAAAATCTTTTGGTATGCGTGATCCGCTAGGATTTGCACCCTCAGAATTACCAACATAACTGTCTTCACTAATTGCCTTGCCTGCTCGATACATAAACCGAATTACTTCGGGGTGATTGCCCAAGCCTGTTTCTGATAGCAGCGTCTTTAAAGCATCAGTACCAAAAGTATCGAGTGATGCTTTGGCAACATCCAAGTTTTCTGTAAGACTTTCACCACCAAATTCTTCATCAGATTTTGATTGATTAGCCCACTCAACTTTTGTTTGCTCGATAGCTTTGGCTTGTCTTGCCTGTATTACAGGTGCGACTTTATCCAATACTTTTTGTGCAGCTTCTTGTGGCAGGTTGAGTTCTTTAGCGACATCACCGAAAGCAGTTAAGACTTCGGGGTCGAGTTCGTCTGGTGCGTCAGCCACCTTATTGTTAAACTCGTATTTCTCAGGCGCACCTTCTGGTGTTTCTGATTCGCTAGTTTCACTTTCAACAGGGGTTTCATCCGAAACTTGTTGATCCTGTACACCTTCAGCTTGCTGCTGGGTGTCAGTAGTCGCTTCTGTTTGTGCGTCTACTGGCTGCTGCGTATCGCCTTCATTTGTTTGGTTGGCTTCCGTCATCAGCATCTCTGACATTTTTTTGCTCCTTGATCATTGTCGGATATAGTTCGGGGCAGAGAGTGTGAACCAAGTTAAGGAGTTGCAAACCATAGTTTCTGTTACCTTCTGCAAATGACATAGCCATTGCGTTGGTATTAAACGATGATCGAAATACACCTGCTTGCTCCAGAAGTCTCCAGACTAATCTGCGACCCCTCTTGCTGCTCATGAGCCACTTGATATCCGATTCCTCGTTTTGTCGGTCAATTCTTTCTACAGACTTTTTATTGTCTTTAGTTTTTTGTTGACCTTTTAAATCGAGTGGATTATATTCGCTCATGCTCCAATATATCTAGTTATAACAATATTACGGTCACACCTAACCATATAACTTTTTAGCCATTTCTTCTTTACTAGTTCTCTTAGCTTGCCTAAATGCTTTATCTGTTGGCGCACCTTTTTCACCTTTTTTACGCATACGTTCACCAGATCCTTTTGCAATCCTTCTACGTTTAGCGTGTATGTTTTCGTATAAACTCATTTATTGTTACCTCCGTATAAAATTCTTGTAATTCTATCCATAGGATTTTCATCTTTTTTATTTTTTACTTTTTTCTTGTTTTTTTCTTCTATCATTTTTTTATATCGCATCCTAAAATCGGCTGTCATATTGCCGTAATTAAAATTGTCGGGTGTTTTTTCTGCCATAATAAGCTCCTATGCTAAATAAGTTGAGGTTTCTGCAACAGGTGTTGCTTTTGGTGTAGGTGCTGGACGATCACCATACAAACTTTCTGCCTGATCGCCACTTTTATCAAAAGGTTCTATGCCCATTGCTGTTATTTGTAGCTCTACATTTTGCTCTACGCCATCTTGTTCTTTACTCTCTCTAACAGTTTTGACATATGCAAATGCCTTAATCATCATTTCGCTACCAGCTTCTGGTAATTTCTCTATACCTAACTTTTCTAGCTCTTCTCTACCTAACGATATGCACAAACCATAGCTATACATTGGTTCTTCGTACATTTCATTACTATCAATAGGCTGTGGTTCTTTTTGTAAATCAATTAAATCCATTTATACCTCCAATGGTGATGGTGAATTGTAGCCACTAAACTGATTCATAAGATCCATGGCATTACCTGCGTCTACTTTACCAACTTTTGCCATGTTTTCAGCAGCTTGATTTGCTTGTTCTTGCTGTGCCATTGCCTGTTGTGCTTCTGCTCTTGCCTTGCGTACCTTTGCAACCTGTTGACCGGGAACAATTAACGATGGATCAACGCCTAACATATCAGCATAGTTGTCTGCCCATGAGTCAGAATCAAATTTATCCAATACATCTGGTTTCATTTGGGCAACTAAACCCATACTATTTACATATCTGTCTACACTGTTTGTTCCTATCGCACGTTGTGCTTGAGCTAACATTGATACAAACTCTACATTTAATTCCATACCCTGCAACTCTGGTGGAGCAGGTGGTATCAAATCATTTTCTACCATTCTGTTAAACGTAATATCAATTAATGGGTCTAACAATTCGTTATGTAACCTTTCTAAAACAGGCCCTAACATCAACAGTTTTTCTTCGTGGCGTTCTGCTACCTCTGTCGCTGTCATCCTTGTATCAGTGGCATTTGCCAACATAAGAAACAAATCAGCATAAAAACTACCATTAATACGTTGTCTGACGTCCTGTATATCTGCCAATAAATGATTTAAATTTAGGTTTACGTTAAATGCTGTCTCAATTTTGCCCTGTTGACCATCAATAAACGTAACTCCACCGGGCAAACTGTCAACATCCCTGTTTTTCATATAACTAGGTACTTGCAATGGTGGCTTTGTTTGGTAGTCAATGCCCTGTGCTTTGCGTAATTGCTCGTGTTGTAACTGTTTTATATCACCTAATGCTTCCATACCGGGTGAATTGCCATAAATATCGCCACCTGCAACACCCCATCTTGGCACAACTGCTGGAAATTCTTTGTATCCACTCTCTCGTAACACCTGTTCGCCATCACCGCCTTGCTCAAAATAACAAGATTTGTATGCCATGTTGGTATTATCTTTTTTCTGAAAGTCACGTTCCCTATCATCCCTTGGTTCTATAGCGTGTATCACAGTTACATAACTATCAAGGTTACCCCTGTCAAACAGATTCTTAACGGACGTTGAACAGTTCTTATATCCAAACTCTCTTACCAGTTCTCCTACTGTTTTTTGGAATTCTCTGTATAAAGTATTAACTCTGCCCTGATAATCCGTAGCTATTGCATATTCTCCAATGGTTACAGGGTAATGATGTATAGCAGTTTTAGTATCAGGTAAGATTATTGACCCTGCCGTACCAAATGCACCTAATTCTTCGTACATACTGTGTAATGTTCGGTATGTATTAGACTTTTGAAACACCAATTGCATACGTTCTGTTACATCATTTAGCCATAGCTTGACAGGAGCAAATTTATTAAGGTCTGGATCTACTGTTCCTAATCTAAACCACGGTCTTGCAGGGCTTGTAGCACCTGCCATCATGCCAGCACCTAGTGTTCTTAACGCCCTAGTACCAGTATTGTCGTATATCGAGTTATGTCTTCTATGTCCTTTGTTTCTATCCTGTACAAAATAACGTCCGTTTCTCGGTAATAAGTATGTTGTCACTTCTTGCCAATGTGACCACCAAGTAGCCCTTTCTGATCTAAGGTGACCCCACCTTGTCAGTAGTTTATCTCTCTTGGTTTTCATTGATTAACCGCCTAATAATGTGTTTTGACTAAGGTTTAGTTGGTTAGGATCTACTCCCATACTGCCAGTTAACAATGTTCCAGATGCTCCCTGTTGTGCTGATAGTTCACTTGCATCCATTGCACTTTCAACATCAACATTTTGCCTGTTAGCCCTGTTGTATTCTTGCTCAGATCTCTGCTGCTCTTGTTTAGCACGTTGTTCTGCACGCTCATTAGCTTGACGTTGGTCTTCTAATGCTCTTTCTTGTACCTTTCTCTGGTTGTTGGCTGATGTTACTGCCACAACCGTAGATCCAACTGCTGCAATTGCTGCTACAACTCCCATGTCATAACTCCTTGGAATAAATAATGTCTTGTACACCGTATTTGATTCTCGGTAACAAAGCTGACAAAGTGGTGTTTTCTTTGCAATGCCATAGCATTAGTTTGCATCCGAGTGATGTTGCATGGTTTTCTGTTTCTCTAATCAACTTTAAACCGATTCTGCCACCTCTATGTTCCTTGCTGATAAACAACAAATCGTTTTGAGCTATGCGTAGATCGGCATAATGTAAATGATTAGTGACAAAATTAACAGAGTAACCTATCAATACATCATCTTGCCTTGCTGAGAGAATGAAGATTTGCTGTGCCGACTCCATTTTGCGGTACGTTTCTTCATCTGGCTTTAGCTTCATTATCTGTTTGTTGCGAGCAATCTCTTCGTAATGCTCTTCAAACAAGACATTTGCTTGCGCCAACATCTCATCAACTGTGGCTAGTGTAATGTCAATCATTAACTACTCCACATTCATCAAGAGTAATGGCTCTATCGCCAGTTACGGTCACACCATTCATAGAAAAATACTTGGTCTTACAATCAAATATTATATGTACTCTGTCTGTCATGCCAACATTGTCCGCTGTGTGTACTTTTTTATGGTTAAACCACCAGACATCACCTACCTCAAATTTCTGCTTCTGATCTCCGCAAGTCTGGCTACACCATTGGTTTGATTTAATAACAATATGAAACCGTGAATAATGATCTGCGTACAATCCTTGGTCGTTATGTTTGGTTACATGGCCACTAGGTTTGAGATTAACAATAAGTACCCTACCCATCTCCTTAACTTCTAGCTTTTTTAACACTGGTCGCATCAATGGTACAAGTGCATCTTTTAAATACTCCATACATGGGTAGTCATATGATCCTAAATCGTGCATGACGTAATACAAACTCATCTTTAATGGCCCTCGAACATATATGCACTCGGTATCTTTATGTGGTGAGTTAGTCGTATTTTGTCGTGCTGTTATTTCTGTCCATAATTCTGGTTTATCGTCTAACAATTTGAGCAATGGTTTTACATCTAGACCATGTGCTACACGAACAAAATTAAAGTCTGCTGTATGGGTCATATTCTGCCTCCTGTGTGGTTTCATTACGTCTTTTGATGTATATATCCTCTGGCACTTTCTTGGCTACTGGCAGGGCAAAGGTTAATGCTAGTGCATCAGCTAAATCTGGTGACCCTGCTCCCTGCAATCTCTTCTTTATCTGATCCTTAGATTCAAGTACACGCCTACCCACATTGTCGTACCAATATATCGGTGTTGCTAACTCCTGTTTGAGGGCTATGTCGTTAGGTATTGCACCACCCTCTTCTATCCACTCCTTCATTAACCACCACATCTCACTTCTACGATTGATGTATTGCTGTTGTTTTAGTGCCTTGCCACCAAAAGGTACTTCGATTACGTCATATGACAACTGCCTTAGTCTGTCGATTACACCACTACCAGCACC